TATTTAATTAAACATGAGGTACGCAGAGGAGCTATCTTACGAGGATCGTCAAAGACTTCGTAAGATAGTGAAGAAGGAACATTTCAAACACTATCCTAAAGATCTAAGATTCTCGGACCATGAAGCCGATAAATTTATAGAATCCTTGCTACCAGAAACTATCTACAAGTTAATTAAAAAATCTGTAGATAATGGTATTGCTTGACAGAACTTAACTATAAAGCTCCAGGTACAATCGTTAAAACCTTTATGAAGGATGATTCCTTCTTTCGAGGATTACGTGGTCCAGTAGGATCAGGGAAGTCTGTATCCTGTTGTATTGAAATCTTTAGACGTGCCTTAAAACAAGAACCTAGTCCAGATGGTAAACGTAAATCTAGATGGGCAGTTATTAGAAATACCAACCCCCAGTTAAAGACAACGACCATTAAGACATGGTTAGATTGGTTTCCAGAAAACTCGTTTGGTAACTTTATGTACTCAGTTCCTTACACACACAACATTCATGTAGGAGATGTAGAACTAGAAGTTATCTTCCTGGCACTAGATAGACCAGAAGATGTTAAGAAACTATTGTCTTTAGAATTAACTGGTGTATGGATCAATGAAGCAAGAGAAATTCCTAAATCTATTGTGGATGCGTGTACAATGCGTGTTGGTAGATTTCCTTCAATGAAAGATGGTGGACCTACTTGGTATGGTGTCATAGCAGATACCAACGCACCTGATGAAGATCACTGGTGGTCCATTATGTCTGGTGAAGTTCCTATGCCAGATCATATGAGCCAAGAAGAATCTGTGATGTTAGTCAAACCAGACAACTGGAAATTTTTTGTACAACCTCCAGGTATGATTGAGAAGAAAGAAAACGATAAGATTAAAGGTTATGAACTTAATGCTGACGCAGAAAATATTAAAAATGTTACACCAGATTACTATCCCAATATTATAAGAGGAAAGTCTAAGTCTTGGATTGACGTTTATGTTTTAAACAAACTAGGAACAATAGAAGATGGTAAGTTAGTTTATCCATCCTTTAGAGAAGATGTCCACTTAGCAGATGAAGAAGTACCTTTTGCACCTGTTACTGTTTACATTGGATTAGACTTTGGTCTTACACCTTCTGCTGTATTTGGTCAGAAGCTACCAGATGGTAGATGGTTAATCCTGCATGAACTCGTTTGTTTTGATATAGGCACAGTTAAGTTTAGTGAGTTATTGAAACATGAGATTATTAAACATTGTGCTGATAAAGATTTAAAAATATTTGGAGATCCTGCTGGAGATTTTAGAGCCCAGACAGATGAAACAACTCCGTTTCAAATACTTAGACAACAAGGCATCCAAGCCTTTCCTGCACCATCTAATGATGTAGGACTCAGAATAGAATCAGTAGAAACTGCATTGAATAGAATGGTAGATGGTAAGCCTGGCTTTTTGTTGAATAGATCTTGTAAGTCTTTACGTAAAGGATTTTTAGGTGGATATCATTACAGAAGAATCCAAACTTCTGGAGAAAGATATGAAGATAAACCTAACAAGAATAAGTTTTCACACGTACATGATGCACTGCAATATTTAATGCTAGGTGCTGGTGAAGGTAGATCATTAACTGTAGGTCCAGCTAAACCTCAAGTATCTAATGCTTATAAGAACTGGAATATTTTTGATCGTAGTTCCATGAATAGGAGGAAGAAGTGGGATATTTTCCGAAGGAATGGTTAGTATTCTTTTATGATCCACCTAACCATGAGTGGTATCATAGATTTAGAAAGAAAGGCATGGCTCATTGTGGAGCATTTGCTTATTATCCTAAAAAAGATAAATGGTTAGTGGTAGAGCATATTCATAGAAGATTAGATTTAAATATTTTAGAAGGAGCAGAAGTAGATGAAATGTTATCTTACGTGATTCAAAACAAAGGTGTTATTTTAAAATGCAAGACATTTCGCCATAAATGGAGATTATTTCAAGCAGCATGGTTAAGAGAACATTCTTGTGTTACTGTAGTAATGAGAGTATTAGGAATAAATAGGTTGATTATTACACCTTATCAGTTATATAAATACTTAAAGAAACAAGGTTGTGAACAATGGGATTTTTAAGACCACCAAAATATAGACCAGATCCAGAGCTAGAAAAGCAGCTTAAAGAACAGCGTGAAGAAGAAGAACGCATCAAAAAAGAACAAGAAGAAGCTGCTGAAAAAAGAAGGAAAAGATTTGCTGCTGGGAAACTAGGAGCTAGATCTTTATTTTCTAGAGCTGGTGGTCGTGGATTTTATCAAGAAGGAGAACAAGTAGATTAATGGGATCTGATAAATCAACATCTGGTGGTGGTGGAAAGTCTAGAAAAACTCCAGTCCAAACATACGAACAATTTAAAACACCTGAAGGTAGAGCTGCTGCTGTTCAAAGACAACAAAAAATTTTAGATAGTACTAGAACAAAGACTGGTGCATTTGCTAATCAAGAAGCAGATTTAAAAAAAGCTGGATATAAATTAAGTGCAGATAAAAGTTCTGTATTAACTCAAGATGGAAAAACAGTAGCTGGTGTAACTAGTACAGGATCATTATTTTCTGGAAGTAAAAAAGTAACAGATATTATTAAATCATCTCAACCAAAAACTGTCGATCAAACAAAAGCTATGAGTAAGGCAGATAGAGCTACAACAAGAATAGCTACATCTTTAGAAACTATGAGTGCATTAGAACAATTAGATGAACCTTCGAAAGCAAGAGAAGCACGTATTCAAAGATCATTAAATTATGGTAGAGGTGTACAATTTGCTCCAACAGTATTAGATCCAACAAGAATTGTTGCAAGTACTCCTACGTTATCTGAAGTAGGGGGAGATATTATGAGAGGTTTAGGTGGTGGAACTGCACCTTCTGTTCCTTATTTAAAGAAAGGTTATCAACCAGAACCAGTCAAAGGATTAATACCAACATTAGTGGGTGGTGTAGTAAGTGGTGCTTTTTCACCTACTTATCAATTATTAAAAAGTGGAGTAGGTTTTTTTCAAAATGGAGATAATAATGATAGAGATTCACAAACAACTCCAACAGCACCTACTGAACCTACACAAGAATTTGCAGAATCAGACGAAGAAAGAAAAAGAAAATTAGCAGGATCATTAAAAGGTGGAAATGTTAAAGGTAGAAGTTTATTCCAAACAAAAAATAGAACCATTACAAGTGGTATGGCTTAATGTATAGTTTTAATTATAGATCAGCTCCTAATACAGGAGTGATGAACTCCAAAACATTTCTAAAAAGATTTAGTCATGCAGAACAATTAAAGACACATTGGATTCCTAAGTTTGAAGAAGCCTATGAATATACAATGCCAGGCAGAGAAGCATTTTATGATGAATCACCTGGAGAAAAAAGAACAGATAGAATCTTTGATGAAACTGCTGTTGTAGGTATTCAAGAGTTTGCATCAAGATTACAAGCAGGTATTACTCCTACTTTCGGTAGATGGATTAATTTAAAAGCAGGTATTGAGATACCACCTCAACTAGCTCCACAAGTAGATGAACAGTTAGATGAAATAACTAATTATATATTTGAGATACTTCATGCTTCTAACTTTAATCAAGAAGTACATGAATCATTTATGGATCTAGCTATTGGTACTGGTGTGATGTTAGTAAATGAAGGTAACTCAACTAACCCTATTGTATTTAATTCTATTCCATTACCCCATGTATATTTAAACTCTGGACCAGATAATAGAATTGACTGTGTCTATAGAAAACGTCAAATCAGATTAGGCGATTTAAAAATATTATATCCAGATGCCGAATTAGAATCATTAGAAGATAAGATTTTAAATGAACCAGATGCTAAGTGTACTGTTATTGAAGGTACAATGAGAAACTATAAAGATCCAAACAAGGAAGTTTATGACTATGTTGTTTGTGTCAAAGATCATGAACAAATAATATTTGAAGATCAGTTTGAAGGACAAGGTTCTAATCCCTTTATTACATTTAGATGGAACAAAGCTAGTGGTGAAGTATATGGTCGTGGACCAGTGTTTAATGCTATGTCAGCTATTAAGACAACAAACTTAACGATTGAACTAATTTTAGAAAACGCACAGATGAATATATCTGGTATCTATCAGTTAGAAGATGATGGAGTTATTAATCCAGATAACATTCAATTAGTGCCTGGAACAATTATTCCTGTAGCTCCAGGATCTAGAGGATTACAACCTATTAGTGCAGCAGGTAGATTTGATGTGGCTCAGTTAGTATTAGACGATATGAGAACTAATATTCGTAAAGCTCTATACATGGAAACACTTGGACCAACGAAAGGTACACCTATGTCAGCAACGGAAGTAGCTGAAAGAATGGCAGATCTATCTAGACAGATTGGATCATCCTTTGGAAGATTACAGTCTGAGTTTATTATGCCATTAATTAGACGAGTTATTTACATTTTAAAGAAGCAAGGTAGAATAGAATTACCTTCATTGAACAATAAAGAAATTAAAATTATTCCAGAATCACCATTATCTAGAGCGCAGAACGAACAAGATATTGCTGATGTAAATAGATTTAATGCAACACTAGGTCAAACATTTGGACCACAAGTATTAAATCTAATTGTGAAACAAGAAGAAGTAGCTAGATATCTAGCAGAAAAAATGAATTTACCTGAGAAACTAATAAGAGATGCAGCTGAACAACAACAAGTAGTACAACAGATGCAACAGGTAATGCAGCAACAGCAAGGAGGAATGAATGAGTTGGGAGCAGCTCCAGAACAAGCCTAAAGGAAGCCATCTATCTATTGATGGATTTTATCGTACAGAAGAAAAAGAAAGAGAACTTAATTCGGATATGGCAGCAGTATTTAATACTGTCATAGGAGAAAAGGTTTTGGATTATTTAAGATCCATTACAGTAGATTCCGTTGCTGGTAAAGATGTTAGCAACGAACATCTAAGACATCTTGAAGGAATGAGATATTTATATTTTATCATCAAGAAAAGAATTGAATCTGATAAGGAGGTATAATGTCAGAAGAACAAGTACAAGAAACACAAGAAACAACACAAGAGGTATCTCAAGAAAACACTACTGAAGTTCAGATACCTGAGTATATTCCAGAAAAATTTTGGGATACAGAAAGAAATGAGATTAAAGTTGAAGAACTGGGTGCATCATACAAAGCTCTGGAGCAGAAACTTGGTATGCGAACTGAAGATCTTGTCAAACAAGTACAAGAAGATTATGAGAACCAAAGAAAATCTAGCGTTCCTGAATCTTATGAAGTAAGGCTACCACAAGATATACCAGAAGATGTTGAAATTACAGTTGATCCAGAACAAGATCTTGTTAAATCTTGGCAACAAATTTGTAAAGATAATGGATTGCCACAGGAAGTATTCGACCAGGGAGTGGAGGCTTTTGTTAATAATGAAATTGCTGGTTTACCGAATCTTCAAGAAGAAATGTCAAAACTGGGGGATAACGCAAAAGAACGCATTGAAGCTGCTGATCTGTGGAGTAAGAAGTATTTATCTACTGATGCCTATGATACTATTGCCAATCTTGCTTCTACTGCTGAAGGCGTTAAAGCTCTAGAAGAAATAATGAGCTTATCTAAAAGTAAGCCATTACCTAATACCAATACTGTTGTAGATGTAGAACTAGATGAAAGAGATCTACAATCTATGATGAAAGATCCAAGATATTGGAAAGATGGATCAAAAGATCCAGCATATATAGCAAAGGTAACTAATCTCTATCAAAAGAAATATGGCTAAATTTCCCTATAAAAAATATAAAATTATATGGGAAGATCCCACTGGAGATAGTGGTTGGCATAATGAAAAAGATATGGAATCTTTATCTCCAGTTTTAGTTACCTCTGAAGCATATATACATACAAGAAATAAAAGGGTAATTAAGACATTTGCTAGTTATATTAAGGAAGATGATGGTTCATATACCTATGCAGATGTCAATAGTTTTCCTGCATCTTGTCTTGTAAAGCTGACAAAAATATAATATATCTGAATCAACAAGCCGATTTAAACTGGACTTTGCCCAGTAATGGATAACTTAGTGAAAGTTTATGACGACAACTTGGAAATAAACAATAAATGAAAAGGAAAACACAATGACAGCAACAATAGATCAAGCATTTGTGAAACAGTTTGAAGCTGAAGTTCACATGGCTTATCAACGTATGGGTTCAAAATTGAAATCCATGGTACGTAATGTCAATGGTGTAAAAGGTAATACTGTTCAGTTCCAAAAAGTAGCGAAGGGTTCTGCTTCAACTAAAGCAAGACACGCTGAGGTTGTCGCTATGAACTCCGTTCACTCGAATGTAACTGCAACACTATCAGACTTTTATGCTGCTGATTACGTAGACAAACTAGACGAACTAAAAGTAAACATTGATGAGAGAAACATTGTAGCACAAAACGCTGCATATGCTTTAGGTCGTAAGACTGACTCAAT